TTCTGTTTGGTAGACCAAGCAAGACGATCGGTCGCACCGGTGTAAGCTCCCACGCCCAAGTCGGAATGCAAGCAATCCACGTCTTCAAACTCTTTGAAACCTTCAGCATCAATCTGTCTGCTACGGTCAACCATACTAGAATAACATGGCTGCATCTTTCCACAAAAGACGTGACCTTTCTTGACATCGAAATCACACATAAGAGATACAACTCTTACAGATCCGGAAACGGGACACAAAGCGTTCAAATCAGAACCAGGATGACTGCCAGCAGCAACAACGCGTCCAAATTTGCCACCTTCAGCAAGTAGCAATTTAATTCCTTCAGCACTCTTTCCGCCAGCATTACCGCGCCAGTAACGTGTAGTCGAAATGGGTGTCAGCATATGCTTCAACCGCAACAACTTACGCGCGCCAATGTCCGAATCTCTAGCTTCAGATCCTCGGTCAATTTGAGCCTGCAAATGACGAACGGTAATTGGATTGCCGGTAGGAGTAGACGTAGAAAAGGCACCCTGATTCAAATGATTCTGAGACAATCGATAAAGTCGTTTGGCTACGTCAGTGTCGATTTCATGCTCCTCCAAATCAATTGCGACGTCATCGTATTCAACGCCGTAAATGCCGTACCACTCCATAATCTCCGCGTCATTGAACAAATCAATGGACACACTCAACATGTGCTCCAGAGGAGTGCCAATACGACGAAAGTTGCTGCCCGGCTTGAATGTGATACGTCCAACATTGTAGCGCGTCTTGTAAGCATGCACCATCTTCGTAAGAATGTCGTGAGACAAACGCACAAAGAAACCATCTTGAAGCAGACCACAGGCACGAGCTGCCGAATGACTAACGGGAGAATGCCTCTTGCTTGTATTAAAGCAATCAGGATAGCAACCCCGCATCAACGGTTCAACAGCACGTCTCACTGGAACTCGCATAACTCCTCCATTTAACGTGGCAATGGTCACCCTGTGCATCTTCGACAAAATTGGAAGATCACCAAACTTTGAAGTAATGACAAAAGAACCTGGTTTCACGTAACCGTTAAAGCGACGATAACCAGCGGCAACTACCGCCTCAATGTGCGTAGGATCAAAATCAGACAAACCAACTAACGCAGGAGCGAAAGTAGCGACCAAACAATCGTGAATTTGAGAATCGCCATAAGAAGTACCAGCGTAACCGGAGGACATACCACGATCCTTCTGAAAAACATCACCAGAAGGAAATATTATCTTGGCGTTAATCATAGCGTCACTGTAATGATGACCCACACGTTTAAGCTTCTCTATTCTCAGCTTGATGTCCTTCATGCTGTACTTTGCAAGTACACTAGGAGAGCTGAGCAACATCCTCTCGCGAAGACGCTGCTGATACTCCTCATAAGCCTGTAACATAAAAGCCGCCAAGCGAGAATCAAAAGAAGAAAGATCCAAC